CGAGTCTGAGCTTGTCCCGTGCCAGGGTTCCCAGCGTCTTGTTCCGCACAATGAGTTTGCGGGTATTCGTGAGAAACCCCGGAGCCTCGCCGGGGAAGCGTTCGCACAGATAATTGGCCACAACTGCACCGAGAATAGAATCGCCTCGGAACTCGAGCTGTTCATACGATTCGTCCTGGAGATCCATCACGCCAGGAGGGCAGGGGCCGAGAACAGAGGGTTCGCCAGTCAAGGTTGTATACTCCGATCGACGGACGTAGGTCGTGTGAATCATGGCTTTCTGGAAGATTGCGAGATTCTTCACCTTGTATCCTGGAATGCAGAGGATGCGATTTACATCGTCTGCAGTCAAGGGACAGTTCTTGGGGTTGTATGGAAAGTATTCAACCGTGGTCATGTGTTTATATAGACAGACAGCGGATGTGAAAATACGTTAGACACAAATCTTCTCTTTTCTACAAATCAATAACACTGGCGAACCTTCTCGTGTCCCTCCAGGCAGTTCGCCGCCGCCTCGCCCTATGGAACACGAACCTTCCCAGTATTCGTCCGCACTATGCCGTGAAGTGTAATAATCTCCAGCCGATTCTGGAGGAGCTACACAGGGGCGGGGCAGGGTTTGATTGTGCATCCAGCGACGAAGTCCGGCGGGTCGTGTCGTTCGGAACAAAGGGGTCGGATATCATCTATGCGAACCCGTGTAAATCAAGAAACGAACTATTCAAAGTAAAAAACGACAAGATTCCTTACATGACATTCGATAACCCGGGAGAAATAGATAAGCTTCCCAAAGACACGAAACCCATTCTGCGGATTTTTGTAGATGATAAAGGCGGTGTGCGCATTCCCCTGAATTCCAAGTTTGGGTTTCCGTATTCTCGTGCCTACGACCTTCTGTGGCGTGAACCCCCGTATCGTATCTACGGTCTGGCATTCCATGTGGGCAGCGATTGTTCATCCCGTATTCCCTACGAATCAGCCTTCGATACTGTCGAGAATTTCCTGAGTATGCTTTCGAGTCGTCCAGATGTGTTCACGCCAGAGTTGCTGGATATTGGCGGCGGATTCTCGGGCAGTTCGAAAAACGACGATTTCTTCCGTGAACTTGCTCCCTATATTCTCAAGCGGGTTGGGGCTCTTCCATTCAAGAAAGTGATTGCGGAGCCAGGGCGGTTCTTCGCAGAAGAAAGTTGTACGCTGCGAGTTCCGGTAATCGGCAAGAAATGGCTTCCCAACGGAAAGCAATGCATAACGCTGGACGAATCCGTCTATGGCCTATTCTCAGGGGTCTTGTTCGATGGCTTCAAACCCGACTTTAAGTGTATCACCCGTGAACCATGGGCGCACAGTTCCCAATTCACGATTTTCGGGAGGACGTGCGATTCGGCGGACAAGATCGCAGAAGATGTGTGGTTACCGGACGATATCGGTGAATCAGACATCCTTGAAGTCAAAAATATTGGAGCGTATTCGTGGGTCTCAGCCTCAGAGTTCAATGGGTTTCCTTTACCGCCGGTATCTATACAAGATCCTTCTTCGTGAGGCGGCGGGGAAGACGGCGCTTAGAACCGCCACGCTTCTTTCCAAAATAGTGGGCCAATGTGAGTGCCGAGCCAGCAACGATGGCATCGTCAATCATACCCGCACCTCCACGCTTGAACGTACGACGGCGGCGACGTCCACCCATCGCTCCTTTGCGTCCAAACTTATCCGCAGCATACGACGTTCCCAATGCAAACACCGCATCGTCAACCATTCCGACACCTCCACGCTTCGATGTGCGGTGGCGGTGGCGGCGGCCACCTCCGCACCCGCATCCACCCGTCGGGCGAACTCCACTTGCCATATCTGTCTGGAATGTCTCAGTCGTCATTATTATACCTACCCATTTTTTTGGAGGAAGATCGGATGGCGACTTACTTCTTCTGGGCTGAGGTCTACCGTCTCCTTATACTTTGGCTGGACCCAGCGAGAAAACGCACTGAATGCCAAATAAGAAAGGAGTGTTTCAGGATCGGTATTGTCGGCAATACGATGCCCCCCGCCATCCCATCGTTTCCAGGCACGAAAGACGATAGGACGAAATATCTCTTCTATGATTCCAGGGTATGCGTCCGTCTGTTCCCGGACGATGATGTTACAAAAGGGGCAGCGGGTGGCATACAGCTGGCACTGGGGGAGATGATGTGCATGGGCACGCAAAAAATCATCCATTCGTGGTCGTGAATCTGTGGACGTCCGCACAGAACTGGGCAAAGTGGAGGGTTCTGTATTGTTTGTAATCGGCTCTCAGTAAGTTCATTTCACGAAGAACAGCTTCTAATTCTAGAAAGAGAGCCCGCAGCTCATCTTCGTGATCATCAGTGTGCACCCACTCGCCCACTTTGTTCATTCTCGTCATCTCCGTCATTGTTCTCTACATTCATGACACGCTTAAACGCAAACTCCTTGGCGACCATGCCCGTCTTCTTGTTATTAACAATCCAATCAAGGAGTTCCTCGGGCCAAGGCTTGTTTCCCGTAGCACCGCCGTGAACATAACTCGAAATGAGATCCTTCAGCTCCTTCTGGGAGAGAGACCACGGCTTACTCCACGTCTCGGGACGCTGGATCTTGATGTATGACCCGTCGTCCTGAATCTCTAGCTTGTTCAAGTTCTGGAAATTGGTGCGCCGCAGAATATCGCTCATCTCATTCTCTACAAACTTCTTGTCCTCACGAAGTTTGTAGACAGTGGTATTGATCTCCTTAATCTGGTCGTCCAGGGAACGATACTTGCGCACAGCCCGAACAAGGTCACGCTGATCAATCGAAGTATTCATTCTGGTATGCCATATTTCCGGCTGTAGAGTTTATTATCCGTTTTTAACAATGGATCCCCGTGAAGTGGACAAGTTACGGATCGCATACAACAAAGAACACCCGTATGAACCGCCTGTAAAAAAGGGGAACAATATGTGGCAGGAAATCACTCGGCGTATGAAAGATGCTTGTGATACAGGTGCCCATGCGTGTATTGTCCACGCCCTCGTGAAAAAGCCGATAGCTCCAGATAGCTGGGCATCGAATGGAACGGAATGGCTGTCGTCAGACGATATTGATGCGTCCCAGGAACACTATGCCAAGTTGATTCCCGATTACTATTACACTGGCTCTGTCCCGATAGATTTTGATCTACACAACGAAACCGGAAAATGTATTGTATCGTCGCTGTGCAGTATGAAGATTTCGGAACTGCACAAGAAAGGCTATCGCCGTGTCGGTATTGTATTCAATACAGATCCTAGTGATGGACCGGGCGAACACTGGATAGCGGCCTTCTGTGATTTCCGTGATCACCTGAAACACCCCAAGATGACGTTCTTTGATTCGTATGCCCAGAAACCCGAGAAAGAGATTCGGCGTTTAATGCTGCGGTGGAAAGAGCAGTTGGATGAGATGAAATTGTTTGACGAGCCTACAGAATTATCTTATAACGCTGTTCGGCACCAATACAAGAACGCCCAGTGCGGTATGTACTGTATCTATTTCCTCCACTGCTGCCTATTTGAAATCCCGATGGACGAGCGAGTCCCAGACGATGTAGTCATGATGATGCGGCCGCTCTTTTTCAAATATAAACAACATCGTAAGAAATAATAAGAATGGACACCACCCAATTGCTGTGGGTCATTATATGTATCGCATTTGCCTGCCTAGGAGCATACGTTTACCTCGGCAATATCCCGCCCCCCGATGCGTCGCTGACCAAGCCGCTCGAGGTATACGCTGAACTTACCAAGGGTGCACCCATCGGATGCCCCAACAAAGACGTCTTGTGTGACTACTATATGGCAGCTAGCGGGTATTCCCTGATCCCAGGGACGACAATCAATACATACATTGTCACCGACGCCCTCACCAAAGTGATCAAGGGCGGTGCACGGTTGGTGGAATGGGATGTCTATGCCGTCGATGGAAAACCTGTGGTCGGTCTAGCCGATGCCAATACTCAGAAAATGACGACATACAACACTCTCTCCTTTGAGGATTGCTGTGTCACCATCGGAAATGCGGCGTTCAATAGTGCCGTCACGCCAGGGTACAAGAATCCCTTCGTCCTGTCGCTTGTATTCCATACGTCTGACAATGCCATTATCACGCAGTGTGCCGACACCCTGAAGATGACGATTCGCAAGTATATGTTGAATTCGGAATACTCTTACCAACGCAAGAATCTGGGAGTCGAGCCGATATGCAACCTTATGGGTAAATTGATCATTGTGAGCGGTGAGCATATCAAGGGCAATGGGATGGACGAACTAGTGAATATGTCCTGGGTATCCTCCCAGATGCGTCGTATGACGTATACTCAGGCCTCCCAAACATTTGATCACGAAGAACTGATCGAATTCAACAAGCGCAATATTACGCTTGTGGTTCCCGATATGAGCACCACCGCCATTTCCAACAAGAATCCTGAAATATGTTTTTCGTATGGCTGCCAGTGGGTTGCTATGTGTTACGGCAGCCTGGACAATGCGATGGAAGTGTATACCGGCGCCTTTGCCGAGAGCTCGTTTGGAATCAAGCCTGACCTCCTGCGTTACAAGCCGACGACCTACAAGACCCCGACCGCCCAGAGTTCGGCCGTATCGCTCCAGCCCAAGAAGATTGTTTCACCCATGTATGACTTCACAATAAAGTCTAACCAGTGAAACAAACATGTCACAGGAAGGTGGACGCTCGGCTTGGCTAAAGGCAGTGATGAAAGCTAAGAAGCCTGGCATGTCGCTCGGCGATGCGATGAAGGCTGCGAAGAAGACATACAAGAAGGGAGGTGCGGAGCCCGATATGGAGGCTGTAGCCGGTGCGCTCGGTCTACCCCCGATGGGCGGTCGCCGTCGTCGTACCCGCCGGGGCGGTGCGGAGGCCGAGATGGAGGCCGTCGCTGGTGCGCTCGACCTGCCCGCAGTAGGCGGTCGTCGTCGTCGCTCTCGCCGGGGCGGTGCGGAGCCCGATATGGAGGCTGTAGCCGGTGCGCTCGGTCTACCCCCGATGGGCGGTCGTCGTCGTCGCTCTCGCAAGGCCAAGGTCGGTGGCACGGCCTACGGATTCGGAGGCGGCCCGTACACTGGCTCGGACCTCGCCGACGGAATGACGCCGTTTGCCAAGCTGCCCGATGCCACTTACCAGGGCTCCTCGGAGCTGAAGGGTGGTCGTCGTCGTAGCCGCCGCTCCCGCCGTGGAGGTGCCGATGTTGCGTCCACGGACGGGAAGCCCGCCGAGCTGCCCGGTGCCCAGTCTGCGGATGCACCGGCCACGGCCGTATCCCCGGCCGGCACTCTCCCGTCTGGAGCGTCTGCCCCTTCTCCTTTCAGCAAGGGTGGTCGCCGCCGCCGGCACACGAAGAAGGCGGGCCGTGGCTACTACTAGATCATCGAATAGATATCGTTGATATCTGTGTCGATTGGATACCGACGATACGGAATATGCGTTCCGTTATGACAGCTTAGAAACCCCCATTCGTGGGAAAAAGAAGGAACATAGACCTTATCAAATTTTGGAAGTATACCGAACGATCGCTGGAATATCCTCTTACATTTTGCGATGAATACCCAACTCGGGTGATCCTCACACAATGACACAGGGCCTACATGCATACTTACCGTTGAATTCGGTTCTAGAATTCTGGGAAGATCTGTAAGAATATTGGTATACAGAGCCTCCATAAACTCTCCATCGGGATCGGGAAGATCAATGATGACACCGTCATACTTGATTCCAATCATCTGAATATACTTGAGAGCATCGGCACAGACGTATTGCGTCTTAGGATCCAGAAGTGAACCACAGTTCTCAGGGAGATTTGTCCTCGCAAACTCCACGAAATCGGAGTCCCAGTCGACTCGTGTAAGGCTGGTAGTGGTCGGGGAGGTGATTAGATTTGTCTCT